TCTTCTCTAGAGTTCCATAACTCCATAGTTGTTTTCTTTACACCTTGTACCGCACTCATACTCCAAGTGGGGTAGGTCGGTGTCATCTCATGACTATATACTGCGTAATTAAACAGTAATAAACATAGCCCTATTGAGCGATACATTCAGCTAACACTACTGCTTTGTATGCGCCACCCGGAAAAGCTTTAGCCTGACCACCACCATAAGTAGCAACTGATGTAGACTTAAACCATGTAGTACCAGCTATTGTTAAAGCGTACTGTCTGCGACTACCAGCTAAACTACTTGCACTTTGGTAGCCTGACATATCACTTGACGAGGTTTGAGCTACTGTCACAGCCCCAACCCAGCTAACGGTGTCTGATAATGATGGGCTTGAGCTAAACGATGTAGGATAGCTAACCTGTGCAAAATAAGCATTAGCTAAACTAACATCAAACCGTACTATAGGGTCTTGACCAGCACTAGCCACCGCAGTTGTCAGCGTGTAGGCATTCGGGTTTCCATAAGCTCCGGGAGTATCTACGTTTACAGTACATCTACTTTGTACCGTACCAGTTATATCAATGTTCTCTGCTTGGACTGAAATAGCCCCTAAAATTAACCCTATTATTAATAGCTTTTTCATTTGTATTGCTCCTCTATCATTTGATTCATTAAATTATCTTGCGCCAAGCTCCTTAATGCTTTCCTATTATCCACGATATTGCCGCCTTGTAAAACCACGGATTCGGTAATGTAACTATCGGGAATTTTTGCAACGTAATATGTGCCAATGTTTGTCGCACTATTTATTGAATTTAATATAACAGATTGAGCTACTTGATTAGCCAGCGTTAAAGCGTTAGTTGTACTAGCAAGAAGTGTCTGTATGTCAGAGTTGTCGTCTTCTTCATCGTCCTCATCCTTGACTTCTTCATCATCTTCTAACAGTTCTCTGTCTGTATCTTTTTGTGCTAATTTAACTGAATCGTCTTCTAAGGCATCATAATCAGGGATTTTTGGTACTGCTGGGGGTTTCGGTTTAACGTAACCGGGGCAGTTAGGGTCAGACTGAGGGTCAAAACAACTATCAAAACGAAACATATAAATTACTGACACGTCTTCTACTGTTCCTGTACCAGTTGTTCTAACGCGACCTTTACCAAATAAAGCTAATGGCGTGTAGGCAAGAGGAATAACTTTTTTAATTCTTACTGGATGTTTTCCTGACCAATCTTCTTTGTCTTGCCATACAAAGCCACCACCTACTTTATCATTTTCTATAATAACTACAAAGTCATCATCAAGTTCTTTTATAGGGTTATAAGTATAGATGACACCTGATATATCCATACCACCAATACCATATGCACCTAGAGTAGCTGGGTTCATGCTCCATTGCATAGCACTAGAAGCGGCGTTTGGTGTGTATCCGTATATGTAGCTAGAAGAATAAGAAGGCTGATGCAACAGCACCCATAAGCTTAATAGCGCTATCCCTCTTTTCCACAGTAGTTTTTTCATGTTGCTCCTCCGGCATTGGTATTTCTTCAGTTCGTACTGCCCAAGCGCGTTTTGCCTCATTTCCTATCAAACCATCTATGGGGCAGTATGTTCCCGCATTAGCCATCGCTTTGAAAATCGCTGGGTCTTGGCACAGAAGGCTGACTGAGGCTACTTTCATGCCAGCCGCGTACAGCATTCTTGCTTTCTTTAATAAAAGGCAGTTAGCTTCCGTATATGTAGCTCCAAGGCTCAAGGATAAGATTTGAGTACCCAAAGCACCACTAGACGAAATAGTGCATAGGTCTGAGTTGTTACCGCCTACATTTGGAGATATGGCGCTTGGGGGTGGAGACTTAACTGTTGTAGTTTGGTTACCGTTAGTTGTTACAGTAGAGTTTGTTGTTTGTTCAACTTTAGTTGTTTCCGCCATAGCAGAGAATGACAGTATAAGAAAACAAGCTACTATGCCAAAGGCTATTGTGTTGTTAATTTTTTTATTCACTTGTCATTGCGTCATACCAATTTTTAAAATTGAACGCTTCCCATTGCTGACCATAACTATCACCAGTTCCATTACCTAATGATTCTTGCAATTCAACTAAAGTATGTTTTTTAGCGTGTTCTAAAATACTATCAAAGCGAGAATCCTCAAATTTAAGTTTACCAGCAGTTTCCCAAAATGGAGTATCGTATTTAGAACCATACATATAATGCCACATAATAAAATTTTGTATTTGATTGGTGTAGTTATGGATGTACTTCGTATTGGAAGAAGGAGTTGTCTTTCCATCAATAATCCAAGACCAGTTTCTTCGCGCCCAATGCAAATAACATTCAATAGCAGTAGACTCCAAAGGTTCTAAAAAGAATAAACGATTGCCTCCTAAAATAATTCTATCATCTATTATGGGAGATTTAGCCACATACTGCTTAAATTTAAAATTATCTACTTTTTCGTCTAAATAAATGCCTTGGTCTGCTAAATTAAATAACTCATTAAAATTATCAGATGCTTCTTTGGTGGATGTAATTTCATCATTATAAAGATAACCATAGGAAGTGGTCTTAGTTGTATTCGGAATAACAAAAGTCCAGCCATCTGGTGTTGCTACAGCACGTGTCCAATTTTGATTACATTCCTTAGATTTTCCCTCTCCTAAAATAACAGAATTTAAAGGATTAGTTAGTATATGGTAATCATCCCAGTTGTCACGTGGTTTCCCTCTACAATCAAAAATATAATCTGAATCAATTTGCTCGTAGTTATCAATATGTTTTTCTTGTACGTTAAAGTATCCAGAATTTAAAATAGTTTCTTGTAAGTTATTGGGGGAATAATGAAGACCAGCCTCATAGCCCGGAAAAGGATGAAAAAATTTATGATTTTTCTTTCCCCAATTCTCATAAAGAATACCAAATTTAGGTGTCGCTTCTATTGGATTATTATAGAAATTTATCCCAAGAGCATCCCATAAAAGTTTGGGAGGCGACAGTTGAGTAGCTTGCCCAACACGTTCAGTAGGAATATCAGGGTCGTAAAGCAGTTCAATGGAAATGTCTTTTCTGTTACGAGTATGATAACCATAATGCAAAGCAGTCAAACAACCAGCATTGCCTCTTCCTAAAACAGTAATTTTCAAAACTTTTTCTCCTTATTAAAATTGTTTTAAAACTTAAACTTACTCTTCAAAAACATATGGAGCTGTAGGATACGTTGGACTAGCAACTGGAGTATAACCTGAAGGCAAATTTCTAAGTGCTTGTCTATAAGTTGCCCATTCAGCTTTTTTAGCATTTGTCAATTGACTATCAGATAATTGCGTGTGGTCACAACTAGCTATTAATTTATCTCTTTCTGCTCTTAATTCAACTACAGTTACTACAAGGTCAACCCATGCACCATCAACGTATCTTTTTCTAGTGTAGTCAGCGTTATCACTTACTTCAATCCAAGTTGCCGCAACAAAACCAGCAATTGGTAATGATTCATCAACTAATACTTTCTCTATTGTATAGCCTTCGCTATCTATAATTACATAATTTTTCATTGCCTATCTCCGGGTAAGTGAAACCCCCAACCTGTAGCAATGTACTTTTCACCTGACAACAACATACCACCACGATGTGTGTGAGTGTATCCTGCTGGCCAAATAACAAGTTTGCCTTGTTTAGGGATTTCTTGATGTTTTTGATACATGAAGTCTGTTGTTCCACCTTCAAAGTTATCGTTTAAATATAACATATAAACAAATGCTCTATCAGAATTTTCTAAGTCTCCAGCCTCACAATGCCAAGCGGAATAACTCTCAAAGTTATCTGCTATGTATCCTTGAACTAACATATTTTTAAAGTATGTTCTTCCAAGTGTCATTTGAAGTCCTAACTCTTCTGTGTATTTCCCAACACATTCTTTTAATTTATCAAAGAACTTGCCGGCTAAAGCACTATTACGCATGTCCATCAAAGCTGAGTCATCTTCGTTAAACTCTATTTGATTATCTTTACGAAAACCAGTATTACGTTTAATTACACACGTAGCACCAATCTCTTTATTATGTTTAAAAGCCTCTATGACATCCTCACAGAACTTGCTATCGAAAGCATCATATGTCTTAATAAATGTCATAGTATTTTCTTATTAGAACCTTACGTACATTATACCAGCCTGTCCAGCAGATGGATTACCAGTAACGTTAGCATTACTGTTACCAGTACTACCACC